CCTCACGTATGCATCATCTGGAATACCATTGATGGCTTGTTGGACTGTCAACGGTTTCCAAGTGGTGCTACTTTTGTCATTTCGAATAATGCTGACGAATCGTTCACTTAAAAAAGTAACTATTCCATTTAGCTTGTGCAAATCAATGCCTTTTTTGTTTTGAATCGTTTTAGATAAAAAAACATTAAAAGGATTCTTATATGATGTTCCACTACCAACCCTCGTCATCAAAGGTGGGGCATATTCATCAAAATGCTCACGGGGAAACAAATCAGAGAAAATCTTCTCATTGAATGCTTGTAATTTACTCGGAACAAGAGTTGATTTGCGAGCCATAAGAACTGGCCTTTTCAACTTGCCGTAATACGAACAACTGCGCAACGAAATATGGTACACAGCTGAGGCTTTTACAGGTTCTTCAACAGAAAAGAAAACATCTGATTGACTACTCACGGGAAAAATTGATGGCACTCTCTCTCTGATAACATCGATTCCGGATAATAAATTAGCCTTTCTCATAACTGGACCAAAAGAAACATCGGTTCCCGCTGCAGCAGCGCCGTGGATACCGATTATGAAATTCATATTGCCAACGGTGCAAGTTAAAGGCAAACCACAATGTCCACCTTTATTATTCTTCCAAGTATACCTCACAGCATCCTTTAGAAGAAATTCACCTAAATTTGGGTCCCGCACCATTTGTTCTGTACGAAAAAATTGTGTCTCAGTCTTGGCAACATAACCTTTGGCAAATTCGAAATCAACATTATCATTCAAGTAACTCGTCAAATCGATAAATCGACAAACAGGAAACCTCATGACAATAATATCGTTCGCAATCGTTTCGTAGTCTTTTTCCGTAAAAGTGAATTCACTATATGAAGTATCATCTTTGACAAATGAAGGATATACTCTCACTGTACCTTTGACACATCCACTTAGTAAATGTTTATTGAAGACTGCGAAAGTTGATTCAATACCAAGGGCGTAAGCACGATTCACCTTGTCCGTATGTACGCTAATGTATCTGATGTTCCTCATACATTTCGCTGCAAAATCTTCACCACTACTAGTTGATAAGCTTTCAGAATACCGTGTGTCCCAAACATTAAAACTGTTTAAGACAGAATTATTCATTCTTTTCAAATCAAGACCAGCATCAATTTTCTCTTCAATCACCTCAATCGTTTTGACGGCATCATCGCTTTTGATTTTACCGTCTCCTTTAACAATCGCAGAAGACTGCCCCTGAGATTCACCAAATCTGGTTAAACCTTCTGACTTCTTAACCTTCGTTGCATTAAAGAGTTTACTGCCTAAAGCAAAAGCTGATCCTCCTGCCAACGTCGTAACAATAATACCAGCTAAAACTTTGTAATCAGTAGTTGCACACTTACC